AGAAATCAATGAAGAAGGACAAGAAACTTGGACAGCATATGCCAGCAGTAACTAGATTAGGAGATAGATGTACAGGCCATGGGTGTTTTCCACCTAGGGTTAATGACGAAGCAAGTACTAATGTATTTGTGAATGGCATTGGCGTACATCGAGAAGGGGATCATTGGGTTAATCATACTTGTGGTGATAATACACACGATGGTGTATTACAAACAGGATCTTCTACAGTTTATGTAAATGGTATACCTGCAGCAAGGATTGGTGATCCTATAAGTTGCGGATCTTTATCTGCACAAGGTTCACCAAGCGTATTTTTCGGTTAAAAGGGTTATAAATAATAGTATGGCAAGGAATACAAGAACATTTTCAGACTTTGATTTTAACTTTACTAAGCATCCTGCAACATATGATGTGGCTATGAAGTATGACGAAGAAGCAATTAAAGCTTCTGTTCGTAATCTAGTTTTGACACAAAACTATGAAAGACCATTCCATTCTGAAATAGGTTCACAAATACGTGGATTACTATTTGAACCAGCCGGTCCAACTCTTAATTTGTTATTAAAAAGAGCAATTATTGACACTATAACAAACTTTGAACCTAGAGTTGAACTAATTGATGTTGAAGTGAATTCATCACCGGATGAATATACCGTATTTTGTAAAATATATTTTAGAATAATAAATACAACAAGGCCTGTAGAGGTTGATCTTATTTTAACGAGAACACGATAATGGCGCATTATACAAATAGAAAAATACAAACAACAGAATTAGATTTTGATCAAATAAAATCTAATTTAAAAACTTATTTACAAGGCCAAGATACATTTAAAGATTATGATTTTGATGGATCAAGTATGTCTATATTACTTGACATATTGGCATATAACACCCATTACAATGCTCTATATACTAACTTAGCGGTTAATGAATCATTTTTAGATTCAGCTAGCAAGCGATCAAGCGTCGTTTCCCGAGCAAAAGAAATTGGGTATATTCCGCATTCTGCTTCAGCTGCTACAGCTAAAGTAAATATTACTGTTTCAAATACGTCATCAACACCTGCTATATTATCAATTCCTGCATATTCAGCATTTGCCTCAACTAATAATGGTTCAACATATAATTTCTATAATACAGAGGCTGCAATTGCTACATTAAATGGTTCAACATATACATTTACTGATGTTGAAATTAAAGAAGGCCAATTGCTTGACTTTAGATATACTGTTGCTGATGGGGTTAGATATTTAATTCCGAATGCAGATGTAGATTTAAATACAGTACAAGTAAGAGTTCAAGAAAATGCTAATTCCTCTAATTTTGAAACATATGTTAAACAAGATGAATTACTAGACTTAGATTCTACTTCACAAGTATTTTTTGTAAAAGAAATAGAAGGCGAAGTATATGAATTAGAATTTGGTAATGACGTTATCGGTAAATCACTTGCAAATGGTAATATAGTTACTATTTCATATATGACAACAAATAAATCAGAAGCAAATGGTTCTCGCGTATTTTCATATCAAGGATCAAGCATTTTAGGTGGTAATGTTTCAGTGACAACAACAATGCCTGCAACTGGCGGCACAGATATTGAAGATATTGAATCAATACGTTATAATGCACCAAGATATTACACAGCACAAAACAGAGCCGTTACAACAGAAGATTATAAAGCAACAATCTATAGAGCTTTTCCTGATGCTCAAACAATTAACGTATGGGGTGGTGAAGATAATATTCCAGCTCAATATGGTAAAGTGTTTATTTCAATTAAACCAAAAACAACAAATACGCTTACAAATGCACAAAAAGAATTAATTACGTCAGAAATATTAAAAAATAAAAATGTTGTATCTATTACGCCAGAGTTAGTTGATCCGGAATATATTAACTTAGAATTAAATACAACAGTTTATTATAATCCACAATTAACAATACGGGCACAAAATGATATTAAAAATTTAGTTATACAGACTATACAAGATTATAATGATGATCATTTAGAATCATTTACTGGTATATTTAAATATTCAAATCTATCAAGCAACATTGATGCAACAGAAGATTCTATATTAAGTAATATTACAACAATTAAATTGCACAGAGAGATTGATATAAGATATAATAGTAATACAACATACGAAATTAACCTTGGCAACCCAATTTATCATAGTGGTGTGCCAGAGCAATCAATCTCTTCACGCGGATTTACGATTGCTGGATATGATCAAATGATGTATTTAGAAGACTTTCCAAATCCAGACGAACAAACTGGCTATTTGAGAATGTATTATATTGAAAATGATATTAAAAATTATATTCGTGACTTTGGTGAAATCAATTACGATATTGGTTATATTAAAATGAATGAATTAGAAATTACTGGAATTGATACAGCTGTGCATCCTACATTTGAGCTAATTTTAAAACCACAATCAAATGATGTAGCATCTATAAGAAATCAATTAGTTCAAATACCAAATGAAAATATATTTGTTAATGTGATTGCTGATAAAGTAGCACAAGGAGATCAAGCTGGTAATTCTAACTATATATTTACATCAAGCAGAAATTAATAGATGGCTGATATTAAATTAAAAAGTATTGTATCTAACCAATTACCAGAATTTGTAAGGTCTGACTATCCAATATTTGTAGAATTCATGAAGGGATACTATGAATGGTTAGACCAGCATGAACGTAGAGATCTTTTAAAATTAAGAGATATTGATAGTACACTTGATGAATATGTCCAGTATTTTAGAAGAGAACTTGATGTACTAGGTGGGACTGAGTATCCATTTATTAATAAAAAATTATTTTTAAGAAAGATTAAACCTTTATTTAAATCAAAAGGTACAGAGTCTTCTTATAAGTTTTTATTTAAAATATTATTTAATAAAACTGCAGACATTTCATATCCATGGAATTCTGTTCTTAAGGCATCTGATGGTCGTTGGAACCAAGAGATGTCATTGTTTATTGACATTACTTCGGGTGATGCAAATATATTACCTGGAAATCGAATTGCTGTTAGTGGTACTAATGTTGCAATTAGTGTGTTTATTACGCGTGTTAAGCATATACAAGATAATATCTATGAAGTATTCATAGATAAAAACTTTTTTGGTAACATTGAAACTAATTTCACAATTAATTTTAACGGCATTACTGGTAATATTATACCAACAACAGCTAGTTATAGAATTGTACAACCTGGAGAAGGTTTTAAAATTGGTGATTTAATTGAAGGTACTACTATTTCTGGTGGTAAAACAATTACCCAACTATTAAAAGTAACAAGAGTAAATGAAAACGGTGGAATATTAGCAATTGTTAATGTGTCATTTGGAGCTGGATATGAAAATGACTTTTTTCTTTTATCTTCTAAAAGACAAATTGATACATCAGGATCTACATTTACATTAGATAAAGGATTAACTAGACAGTTTAATTTACCTGATGATTCACAAGTTGATAAATATCAAGAATATGGGTATGCACTTAATCCTAATTATGTTTCAACACAATACAGCGATACAACATATGCAGGAACGCTATTACAGCAATTTTTTGAAGAAACAAAAATAGGTGAGAATGAGCAAACAAATTTTGCTATAATAGAATTTAAAATTGGTGCTGTAGCAAAATATCAAGGATATTATTCTACGAATGATAGTTTTCTTGATGACGATATGTTTATTCAAGATAGCTATTATTATCAAAAATATTCATATCTAATTACAGTTGATGAAAATTTAGAAAAATATAAATCAATTGCTAAATCATATTTGCATCCAGCTGGCACTGCATTATTTGGTGAGTATCAAATTCAGAATAATTTTGTGGCAGGCATCGAAGGTAACATAGAGTTAGCGAAGTGGGTATCGAAGTCTACATTTGTTTTAATAAATATTACTATACCAACAGATTATACTTATGCAACAGATCAGGGAGGTTTAATTAGAATTGAACCTTATGATTTAGAAGAGTATGTTACAAATGAGCAAGATTATAACCCACCAGGAATGTTAACATTTTATGGCGATTCAAGAAATATGTTAGAGTCAGATATCACCGTGACTGATTCAAATATAACAACAACGGTAATTTAGGAGTAAACATGTTAAAAGACAGTATTAAATTGACAGGGCGTTTGTCAATTAAAAAATACGATAAAGAAGGTAAGGTGAACTATGAAAAAGAAGTTCCTAACCTTGTCGTAACGTCAGGAAAGGAATTCATTGCAAAGCGGATTGTAAGTAGTCAATTTGAGCTTAATCCTAATTATGATCCATTATTACTAGATGCCAATGATGAGTCAACATTTAAACATCTTCCAAGTACTGGTCCTTCAGAAATAGGATATATGGGAATTGGGGATGATGCATCAACACCAGCAGTAGCTCAAACAGCATTACAAAATGAATTATCTCGGGTTGCTGTTAATAGTGCAAATTCTTCTGGGGTTTCAGTAACATTTAATGCTTCATTTGGGGCCGGTATTGGTACAGGTGCTTTAACTGAAGCAGGATTGTTTAATTTACCATCAACAGCAATAGTTACATTTGATTCAGATAATAATGTAGATGATGGAAATGATTTATTTATTAATTTAGCTAATCATGGATTAGAAACAGGAGATAGAGTAACATATACTGACGGCGGCGGGGCTGCTATTACTGGTCTTGTTGACGGGGGCTCTTATTTTGTAATTAAAATATCTAGTTCATCATTTAAGCTTGCTTCTACTTTACAAGATGCTAATAATGGTACAGCAATTGAGATTGAAGGGGCAAGCCCAGGTCAAGGTGTAACACAAAAATTAACAGCCGGTACTATGTTATGTAGAACAACATTTCCAATCATTAATAAATCTGCAACTGAAACAGTTGCAATTTCGTGGGTAATTACAGTAGGATAATTAAATGGCTTCATATTCAGTATTTAAAGCAAAGTTTAAGAAAACAATTGCTGATGCTATCTACCAGGAAGTAACGTCTAGAACAGCGCGCTACTATCATTGGTTTGGTAAGGAAAACTCTTGGCAAGATTTCTTGTCACCGTTTATTCCTGCTAACCCAACAGAAGATGCACCTGGTGCACCATCAGACAATTTTAGATATGATTTACACGTCCGACGTGATATCTTAACCGCAAAACTTGTTAAACCATCAGATGTTTCTTATGTTGTAAGACGTATTGATTGGATATCAGGTACTGTATATGATGACTATGATGATGCATATGATACAACAACTGGTTTTGGATTCGGCCCTGCTTACTCCGGGGCTACACGCCTAGAAGATTCAAACTTCTATGTCCTTACAACTCAGTATAACGTATATAAATGTATTTGGAACAATCATAATAGTCCTTCTACTGTTCAACCAACAGGAACAACGCCTGATGTATTTGAAACATCTGATGGATATAAATGGAAATTTATGTATACAATTCCTGTTTCATTAAGAAATAGATTCTTATCATCAGAATATATGCCTGTATCAAATGCCTTAAAGGCGAGCTTTTATAGTGCAGGCGAAATTGAAAGTATTTCTATAGAAAACGGTGGTAGTGGATACGATCCAGCAACAACGGTAGTATCTCTCGAAGGTGATGGTCAACAAGAAGATAATCCATTAAGAATATTAGGCCAAGAAGGTAATCATACAATTAATAATCCAGGGTCAGGATATACGACCATTCCAAATTCCATTGTATCAGAACCTTTTTCATCGTATGCTTTGTTTGAGCCTAATTTAAATGTTTCTGTAGGAGCTATTATTAAAAATTCTACAGTTGTTACTCAAAATTCGGGAATTGTTGAAAGATATTATCGTGTAGTATCTGGAACACAACTAGGATCAAGTGCCCCAATTCATGATTCCGGAACAATAACTTCCGGAAGTTCTGAATTAAAATTTGTTGGAGAAAGAGCCAAGTTAGAATTAACAATTAGTAATAATGAAGTAGATTCAATAATTATTACTAATATAGGATATGGTTATTCTGAACAACCATTAGCAACTATTGATGGGCCTGTACAAGTTACATTAAATTGGGCAATTGGCGCACCAGTAGCACAAAATAATATTGTATTTCATAATAATAATTATTATGAAGCAG